ATCGTCGTGGTTAACTGCGTCCCTCACCCAGCGATTTACCTGCCCTAATTCGTTAAATACTGCTACAGCGATATCTTGTACCGTCAAGCCGTTACCGATCTTGAGAGTCCAATTCGTTGCTCTCTTATCGTTCATGCCGTTGATAACGGCCTCACTGTGCCGAATTGCAATAATGTCTTCAAGAACGTCTTTCATGTTGTAAGTTGCTTTTGCCATCATCTTCTCCGTTAGCAGGGGGGGGCATCCCCCCAACACGTATATAATCTCATAATGCCGTGTCGTTGTCTACATATATATGCAAATAAATGTAAAAAAGTATACTAATTGTTAGTAATTGAGGTGCTGAACAATTTTGCGGTCACGGAAGGATGGCTCATATTCTATGGCCTCTTCATGGCTGATGGGGTAGACGGTAATCTGTCCCTCAGCATTGCGATATTCGCTGTCCTCATACTTGGCGTAAGCCATAACCGTAGCCGGGATCAGTTCCACTGATGAGCGTGCAAATCCATCACAGTCTCTTTGCCACACGTATACCGGCACCATGCCGTCACACTGTAGTTCGGCAAGTTCATTTTTCAGATCTGCGCGAACCTGCAAAGAATCTACCGGCGCGTCTTTTCTGACGGCTCGGCGGTTGCGTCTTGTGTGCTCATCTGAGTCATTAGCGTACAGCTCGTCGCCTAATTTTCTTTTTGCTAATTGATATATGGCTAGGTTGTAAAACATCATCATCTTCTCCGTGGTTTTCCAAGACGCCTCTCGGCGTTTCGACTGGTTACCACCCAGTCTCGTCAGTTGGATCAAGTCGCCTAGTAGGACTCCCATACCTGAACAATGTCGCCGCCAAAAACATCTTTTCTTTTGAGCTGCCTAATTGGTTTCCTTGGAAATTTCAACAGGGCTTCCTCGAAACCCCAAACTGTACGAACCCAAGATTTTTGGAGTCCTTTCTCTAAATGGCGCTTGACAAGGTGCGTTCTGATTTCTTTTACAGTTTCCTCAGCGGTGTCGTACTTGTAAGTCATCATCTTTTCCAGTTAAGGCGGGGTCATCCCGCCGACAAAAGAAGTATCGCAAATTACCGTGTCGTTGTCTACTCTTTTATGCATTTAAGTGTAAAAAAGTGCAAAAAAAGACCGCCGAAGCGGTCTTGTTAGACGCAGATCTATGTTTCCAAAGTTGCGCCAAGATCAAATTTCCACTGGTCGCCCAGTTTGTAGTAAAGCCGTGCGAGGTGTTTACGCTTTGAAGCGTTAAACGCTGGGGTCTCAACATATGGATTGCGATCCTCGTCTGCTTGGGCGAGTGTCTCAATCATGTCGAGGACTTCTGCTCTCGCTGCCTCTTGTGGTGTATGTCCATTATGATTTCTCATTGGCACGTTCTCCAATTTGGTTATCGAAAACAATCGAGTAATTTTTAGTCCTAACTATTGCGATTGCTTTAGCCACCTCATCAATATTTTGCTGTCGTTGCTGCTCGAACAAACGTTCGAGGTTTTCGACAAATTCCTCATATTCGCCTTTCAAAACAACCGTTCCGTCATCCTGTTGAGCGATCCAATAGTCAAGATGACCTTTAAGTTCCCTAAGTTCCATCACGTTCTCCAATTTGGTTATCCAAGACCCCCGATGGGGGTTTCGGCTGGGAACCACCCAGCCTCATCAGTTGGATTTGTCTATGTTACGCTCCTTGGCGACTGCCTTGACTAACGCTTGAAAATTTCTAAATGCTTGATCATCCAATTGCTCCAACGCATCCCACGTATGCTCCAACTGACCCATATTGCGAACTACCCACTTTGACATTTTGCGACGCTTGGTCTTGGGTTGATCGCTGATCAATTCGTTCATCTGTGCTCTTGAAATCAACATAATAAATACTCCTTAATTTTCCCTTTGTGCCTTGGCCTCATTGCCCCGACAAAAGAAGTATCTCAAATTACCGTGTCGTTGTCTACACTTTTATGCATTTAATTGTAAAAAAGTATACTATTCGAGCTTCTTTTTTCGCATACGCTCGGCGTACTCATGGTATGGCTCGTTAAACTTTTTGCTGAACCAATCAGCCCACGTACTTTTGCCAGACGGGGTTTTCTCGTTACGTTGGAACCAGATGCGACGGGCACAGTGATACTTGATCTGCTCCGCCCACGCCTCTTCCTGATCAGTAGAGGTCTGAGAGGTCAAACTCCGTTACCCCCACAACGTCATAGGGTAGGTACACGTCTTGCTCCTTGCACCGCAGACCTGTCGCCATTGCCTGCTCATTCTGAGCGTCACCGTAGGCCACGGCTTCATCAGACAGGGTGTAAACCGCGAACGGGTAGGGATGTGTTTTCTCTTGCGCTAGGAAATAAAACTTTTCAGTAGGCAACCCTACGGCCCTGCATCCGGCGAGGTAGAACGCCGCCTGTTGGTGGTACCTGAACGTGTTGATCGCGTTGCGAAAGCCGCGTGGCGAAGCGTCACGACACGTCTTCAGATCCCAGATGTCAGTGCCGGTGTGCCAGTCGAGCTTGCCTTTACAGGGTTGATTGTTCCACATGAAACATATGGTCAGCTCAACGTGGTCGCCCTGCTTGGGGATGTAGTCGGACACAATCTCACGCCGCTCCATGCACAGGTCGTACAGATCCTGCCTGACCGGGGTGCGGTCACCGACATCCTCAAGCCATTCGGAATACTCAGCCTTGCCAGCCTTGGTGCGACGATCAACCGCTGGTTGGATGGCGTACTCATCAAAAAATTTGTGGTGCTCTAGGAACACCGAGTGCTGCACCCGACCTTCCAACAAGGCTGGCGACTCGTTGAAAGCGCCGTACCTCCACGTATATGGGCACTTAGCTATAGCGGTCAGGTCGTGACTGCGCCAAGCAGGGATCGAGTCGTAGGTTGAGTAGTCGAGGTCTTCATAAATACCGGGTTCAAAATTCATAATTTTTATCCATAAAAAAACCCGACCTATCGAGCACGTGGGCCGGGCGACACGCGGGAAAGGGGGGTAGACCCTTGCTCTAAATAGTCCCGCCTTCTGGCTCGGTGGGCGGGGGCACCGTTGGAGGGCGTGATGAACCCCTAGCCAATCAACATTCCAATGATCAATCCTGCCACGAATGTAGCTATCACCGCATATCCGGTCAGGTGCGAAACTTTACCAGTCATCATTTGGTCATGACATTTTGCCATGAAACGACGCACACGCATCACAATTTGTAGTATCGTTTGCATCACCATCTCCTAAAACGGGATGTCGTCGTCAAATGGTGCCCCGTCATCTGGCGCAGAGTCGTCTTTCTTCGGCGCAGCTTTTTTCTTAGCTGTCGACTTTTGCGTCTTCGTCATAGCTGCCTGCACCTCAAAACACGGTGGCTGCGGATCACGCCCCGGTTCGTCGCATCCTGCGATGCGCCACTGTATGTAGCGTGGCAAACCATCTAAGACATCGCAGGCATGCTTACTGGCGTCGTTTGACCCTCCAGAATATTCGAGGCAGTAATCTTCGAGGTCAAAAACCGTTTGCTCGTTGGCCGTTTCAACTTTTTTCGATCCGCCGTCTGCGGCAAAGACACCGACCACTTTAGCTCGACCGCCGGAGGTAAGGCCCACGTCAAGTTTGCACGTTGTGCCTAACATCTGCGTCATGTCGAACGACTTCAGCTCTTCCTCAGTAAACGCACGATTCATCCATGATTGCAAATGCCGCCGCAACTTTGCCGACTCATGCAGCGACAGCGTGTACTGACAACTGATGGACATGGGTCGGCCATCCGCCATCGGCAAATCTGGCAGTTCCCAAAAAATGTAAACGCTGTGGCGTTTTTTCTCCTCTCCTTGGTACTCTTCCATTGATGTACCAGCGTCAACTAACTGGTAGCACACGGCGTTGTGCGTGCCGACGGGTACCTGTTCGTACTCACCCGCCGATTCTTCTGAAACTAAAAATGCCATCCGCTTTTCCTTGTAAGAAAGTATAAAACAATACTATTATGCACTTGAGTGGAAACGTGATGCAAGGGAAAAATAGATGTCGTTGAAAATACCGGGTGGCAACAGCAAAGATTTTAGCAGGCCACTGAGCGGAGATCTTCGCGCTGAGTTCGAGGCGTTCCTGATCGACAACGGCATGACGCCTGACCCGAAGAAAGATCTGGTGGTCGGTGGCGATGTGGGCAGGGCGTACATGGATGTCGCTGGCAGGCAGAAACTCGTCGGCTGGTATCAGGTGTGGCTCGATCAAGAGGTTCCGTTCGGACGGTGCGGTGATCGCACCATCAGTAACGATGAACCAATCGCTAAGTGGAGGCCTGAGAACTCAGAGCGCCACCAGATGACACCTGAGCAGGAAGAGGAGAGAAGGCTCAACCGTGAGCGAGCGGCGCAGAAGAAGGAAGAGGAGCAGGCGCAGGCAGCGAAGCGAGCCAAGGAGTTGTGGGAAACGCTGCCAGAGGCGTCCAATGACAACCCCTACCTGACGCGAAAGGGCGTGGTGAGTTACGGTTTGCGCGAGCAGGGCAAGACTTTGGTGATTCCGCTCCTCGATGCAAAGCTCGCTATTGTTGGGCTTCAGTTCATTAACGACGGCGCTGAAAGATCGAAGCTGTTCATGAAGGGCAGCAAGACATCCGGCGCCTTCTTCGTTATCGATCCGGGGCAGATGCGACAAGCGCATACGATCAATTACGTCGAGGGCTATGCAACGGGAGCCAGCTACTACGCGGACCTCGGGCAGCCGGTTGTGGTGTGCTTCAGCGCCAACAATCTCGCTGTCGTCGCAGACATCATCAGCGGTTATTTTCCAAAGGCAAAGCACGTTTTCATTGCGGATTTCGACGAAAGCGAGGCTGGAGAAAAGGCGGCAGTCAAGGCAGCGCAGGTTGTGCAACAGAAAGGGTCGCAGGCTGAGGTGCTGATGCCGCAAAGCGTGGGCGATTACAACGATCACGCCCTTGAGGGCGAGCTGATGCCCGAGTTGAGCAACGTCGAGGTGCCGTCCGAGCTGGCGCTAGTCAAGTCCGAGAAGAACCGGATCTTGAACGTGAAGGAGAACGTCAGGGCGGTGCTGGAGATGAACCAGATAGATTTGCGCTACAACGCCATCAAAAAGGATTTGGAGATACTGATTCCGCACCAAGATTTTGTCGCTGATCTCAAGAAGGATGCGGCGCTTGTTGAGGTCGAGAATCGGTGCCGCCATCGGGGAGTGCCAGCCACCAACGTCAGGGATTACCTGAAGCTGCTGGCGCGGGAGTACAACCCCGTGAAGGAGTGGATGGAGAGCAAGCCGTGGGACGGCACGAACCGCCTGCAAGCATTTCTGGACACGATCAAGAGCAGCAACGAGCCGCTGAAAGAGATGCTGATGACCAAGTGGCTGGTGAGCTGCGTGGCAGCAGCGTGCGAACCGGACGGGGTGGCGCTCGAAGGCATCTTGGTGTTTCAGGGGGCGCAGGGGTTGGGCAAGACGCTGTGGTTCAAACGGCTGGCCGACTACGATAGGGGGTGGCTGCTCGAAGGTGCTACGCTGAACCCCAGTGACAAAGACAGCGTCAAGCAGGCGGTGAGCCATTGGATTGTTGAGCTGGGGGAGATCGAAAGCACCTTTAAGAAGTCAGACATCGATCAGCTCAAGGCGTTTGTCACCAAGAAGAACGATGAGCTGCGTCTGCCTTACGACCGAGCGTTCACGGTTTATCAGCGGCGTACCGCTTTTTACGCGAGCGTCAACGCCCGTGAGTTCCTGACCGATACCAGCGGCAACCGTCGATTCTGGGTCGTCCCGGTGACAGCCATCGACGCGGACCACGGGTTGGACATGCAACAGGTGTGGGCCGAGGTGAGGGAGACGCTGTATGCGAACACCAACTTCAACTGGTACCTGACGACGGAAGAACGAGAGATGCTGCAGGACTCGAACGAGTACTATCGGACGCAGTCGAGCGTCGAGGATTTGATCCTCGAACACGTCAATTTCGACAGTATCAAAACCAAGCCGGTGCAGATGACTAAGCTGCTGCGCGACCTCGGAATAAGCCAGCCTCGGATGCCCGACATCAAGGACGCGAGCAGGGTACTGTCTATTAACGGCAAGGAGCCGCGAAAGAGTAATGGGAAAAAAGTCTACGACCTCGATTATACAAAAGTGGACATTAGTGTTGGCGATAAGTTTTCTGGCGGTTGGGATTGATTTTTTTGCAGGGCATAGAAAAAGGGTACCCTATTTTTGATTTTGCTAAGTCATTGATTGCTAGGTTTATTTAGGGATAGGGAGGGTAGGGTACCTTCCTTAAGAAATAATATTAGATATATATATTAGTGGTAGGGAGCCGCGTAGAGTTTGGATGTTGGGAATAGTTACGGAAGTTTTTGCGAGCTGTGCCCTGTGCTCTGGTACCCTGTTGAGAGGAAATGCAGATGGATAAGTTTGAGTGGGACAAGGACAAAACCGACAATCAAAACTTCAGGTGCTGGGCAATGATGAATGCGGACGAGCGTGAAGCGTTCGATCTTGCTAGGCTCACGGAAGCGGAGGCGAGACGATTGTTTGACGAGTTGAGGAGGAGTGGATGGCTGACGACGTAAAGCGCAAACCGGGTCGGCCAAAGAAACAACGGAAGCAACTGGTCGAGACGCCGCAAACTTTCCTTGCGGATGACGAGGCTGGCATCACAGACATGCAGGCGGCTTTTGTTTGGCACTACACGGAAGGGGCGTGTGGGCAAACGGAAGCGGCGAGGAGAGCTGGGTTCTCTTTCCCGGCGAGCGCCGCGACGAAGATGTTGAACGGCAAGGACTTCCCGAAAGTAACGAGAGCCGTGCGGGTGAAGCAGGATGAGCTGCGCGAGAAATACGCGGTGACACCAGCGAAGACGGGCGCCATGTTGTGGAACATTGCCGAGACGGCTTTCGAGAGCGGCGCTTACAACGCGGCGGTGAGCGCGGTCAAAGAACTGAATCAGCTTGCTGGCTTGACAATTCACCGCAGTCAAAATTTGAACATCAACGCTGACCTCCAGAAGATGACGAAGGAAGATATCAAGCACCGGCTGAACGAGCTGCTGGGAGTGGACAGCGAGATGAGCGACAAGGATCACTAGCACTAAAGTTAGTAACCACTCACGTTAGTGATCACTAACATAAGATTGGACACTTGCTGGGTTAGCGTATCGCAGTCCCACCAAGGCTTAACATCGTTCTAGCCCCTCCTCCCGCCCAGAACCTCAGAATCTGGGGAAAATCCCGAATTATGTTAAATTTTTAAGAAAAATCAGTTAAATCAATTAGTTACAAATGCATTTATGTTAGTGATTACTAACTTGGATTGGCCCTGTCTGAGCAGTGGCGATACGCGGTGTGCCCGGTAACCTCTGATCTACTGGTTTTTCTGCGTCAGAACGCACACAGGAGGCGCACAGGCGGTCTGTGTCACGACATAAGGAACCCTATGGGTCCAGAAAAAGCCAGTCAAATCGCGTTAGATTGCGACCCCCGCACCCCCCTATATAGCGAGCGCCGCGAGCACTATAGCTATAGCAAAGTTTTACGCATTCAGTCCCCAAAAATTCCCAACGCAAATCCCGATTGACCTCACCCACCCCCTTGCGCCATCATGGTTTCCACAACCATACAGGCGCCAATGATGTTCAGCCCATTTTCGCAATCTCCATCCCGTGCTCAGTTGGCACAACCGCAACCGCAGCAATTCCAATCATTCCAAGCGCGGCCTGCTCAGCCACCACAACAGCAATTCGGTGGTCAATTCGGCAACATGATGCAACCGCAACAACCGATGGGCGGGTATGGCGGCGGCATGTATGGCAACATGATGCAGCCCCAGCGCCCCATGGGCGGTTTTGGCGGTCAATTTGGCGGAATGCCAAGCCAATTTGGCGGTTTTGGCGGTCAATTCGGCGGCATGATGCGACCTCAGCCTCAGCCGATGTACGGCATGGGCGGTATGTACGGCATGGGCGGGTTTGGCAACCGTTTCGGAGGCCAGATGGGCCAATTTGGCGGTATGAACCAACGGTTTGGCGGCATGATGGGCAGGCCGATGGGCAACCCCGGCTTCAACGCGGACAATATGTCAATGATGCGTAGGCAAAAAGATATGTTGCGGCAGATGCAAAATCGGGGAGGCGGCACGATGCCACAAGGAGGTTTGAGAGCGCAAGCACAACTGCAAGCACAAGGCGGAGGCCCGACCCTAGCATCACAAGACCGGGCAAGAGACTTTTTGGGTCCAGATATCATGAGATCATTGCAACAACAAGGCGGACGCCCCATGCCGATGGCGAGAACGCAAGGCCCAGAAAGTTTGAGGCGCCTTCGTTCGACCCAAATGGGCATCGGATCAATGCGACCGCCAATGAATTTCGCGCAACAGCAAGGCCCACGACAACTAGCGATGTTGGCTGCTAGAGGCTTCAGGTAAAAAATACCTGCCTACCCGGTTTTTTTGGGAGAGGATGAAACGTGTGGCCGAGTAGACAGGCATTTGCCCAGACAGGCGCCCTCAAGGTACCGCATCTGAAATGTATTTCCAAATTTTAATTTTTTAGAATTGATCGATGGCAGACTCACGCACCAAGGGCGCGGCATTCGAGCGCGACATCGTGAAGCGAATTAATGCTTTTGCCAGCGAGAACGATTTTGGTTTTAGCTGCAAAAGAAACCTCGACCAGTATCAGACTGCTGATCTTTGCGACATCCAGATCCCCGGCCACGCTATCGAGTGTAAGGCCTATAAATCTGGTTGGTGGTACGCACCCGCGTGGTGGGACCAAGTGTGCGAAGCGTGCGGTGATGATACGCCTGTTTTGATCTACAAATTCAATAACAAAGCCATCCGAGTATGCCTGCCCTTGTATGCGATTAACGAAAATATGGCGCGAGACAACTCTCGGACAGCGGTGATTACGCTTGACGAGTGGTTTTCGCTGCTGAAGTCCCGGTTTGATGCACATCGAGAGGCCGCGTAGATGTCTTCGATGGATGACGTTGATATTTTCGAGCCTGAACCTCGCCGCGTCAGGGGTTCTCGCGCCACCAGTCCTCTTCCCTCGCTAACGCCAGCGCAACTTGCGAACCTAGCAGCGTCTTTTGCGCCGGGAGCCGCAACCACAGATATTTTTGGCGAGTTTCCAGAGTTTCCGCGAGGGAACATGACGGTGGAGCAGATGATGTCGGGTCCGAGGGCACCCAGCCTGCGTGAAAATTTGCGCGAAGGCGATTATCTGTCGGCTTTATTGCAGGGATTGGGCGGCGTAGGCGATGTCGCGAGTGGAATTCCTGTTGTTGGGGCGGCGGTTGGTAGCGTTTTGAAAGCTCCGAGGGCAGCGCAACGGTTGCTGCGAGCCAAAGAAGCGGGTTTTGACACCGATACGGTGTATTACCATGGCACAGATGCCGACATCACTGAGTTCCGTATGCCCAGCCGCGAAACTGGTCAGACCAAAACGGCTGATACTGGTGTTTTCATGTCTTCGTCGCCAGAAGTGGCCGGATCTTATGCAATAAAACTTGATTCTGAAAGAGCACCTTCAATTTACCCCGTTTACATCAACAAAAAAGAGTTTTTGACGGTCAGGCCAGCAGAAAAAGGGCAAATGTGGAGTGATATCCCTACTGATGGTTTAGTTGTGGAGTTTCCAGACGGCACCACGAAACCTGCCAGTAAAGTTTTTAAGCTGGAGGACGATTCAACAAGCACAGACGAGCTTTCTAGGATTGCAAAGGCTCAGGGTCGCAAAGGGTTAATTATCGAAGGTGTTGTTGATGCTGGAATAGGCACTGCGGGAGAGTATCGGTATGCCGGGCAATACCTAAAAGACAAGGGCTACGACGTTTCTCTACCGGCTGGAAACACCAAAGAAAATTATGACAAGCTGAACGCTGTTCCATCTGAAGTTATGCGAGAGGCACGGTTATATGCCAAAGAGCAACTTTACAGGCCAGCGGACGTAGTTGTTTCTTTCGACCCCAAAAACATCCGCTCAGTGAATGCTGAGTTTGAAGATTTCGATACCGCCGACATAAGCAAAGCCAAGGGCGGAGCTATAGACATTGATCACATTGATATTTTCGAGCCAGTGCAAAATTTTGTCCTTGGTGGTGGTGTACGCAAAGGGCTTTCATTGGGAAAGAAAGATTCGCAAACGAATAATGACGACGCTGAAAAAGGCATAGGTTCGATTCCCGTAGACGACGAAACGCTAAGGGGCAACGATCTTCAGTTTTTGATGAATACCGGGCCGGGAGCAATAGAAAAAGCGCAAAGACTAGGCGGTTTTCCGATGCCTTCGCTTGCCATCACGCGGCAAGACTTGCCTTTCGAAACATTCGGAGAGATTACGCTGGTAGGATCTCCGAGTAAATTTGACCCCGGCAAAATCAAAGCAAACGTCGTATTCAATGCAGATGCTTACACTGTGCGAGCGCCTCGACCTTTTCGCATTGCCAAAAAAAACGCTGATAGAGATTTCCGAAAAAAATACACACCGATAGCCAAAGAATTTGATGAGGGCGGAGTCGATAGCATTGTGTATGAGCTGGGAAAAATGGAAATGAAAAAAACGGCCACGGAAACTTCATTTGGCGATGTTAAAGATTTCTTTGTAAACGATCCTGTTGCGGATGTGGCGTTCCTACGAGATCAGGGCGATACCCGACCTATTCCCAAAAATCGTTATGGCTCCATTGACCGGAGCGAAGTGCGAAAGATGGTAGACGAATATGGCGACGCCAGAAGAATGTGGGACGAAGATCGACTAAATGAATTTTTTGAACCCGAAGAATTTTTTGACGCCTCCGTAAATAGAGATTTTTACACGGGAAAGGGGCGAATATTCAAACCTTATACTGGCGAGGAAGTCGTCAAGTTCATGAAAAAAAGGCGTGGCTCGGCGCAGGAAGAAGGTATGTTCACTATTAGCCCCGGTAAATTGAGAGCCAGTTTAACCGAGCGCCTCACAAGCCTTAAAAAAATTAAAGAAGAATCTCCTAGTTTGGTGGATGAGAAAAAGTTTAGAGAGTTCAAAGATAAATCTTATGACAGGGTAGCCAATTTGGCTGAGTCGTTGAAACCATTTTATCGTTTTGACGGAGAAGGATTTCGATATCTTGAAGAGGTAATTGAGTTATTGATTGAGTCAGAAAAAAGAAACCTGTCTAGTGTCTTAAAGAATTTCGGTTTTGATAATGTTCCTGACTCTGTGATCGAAGAAATACAAGGCATCAAGTCTTATTTCAGGACTGCTCCGACCCAATATTTCGAAGCGAAACCACAAAGATTAGTCGATCTTGAAGAGTTTGAAGGCGCCATTGTGCCCAAAGACACCCCCGCGAACGTCTTACAGGCGTTTGAAGATGCTGGCATTAAAATTGAGTATTACACCGATAGCGCGGAAAGACTTTCTGCTCGTAAAAAGTTTGCCGGGACAGCTTTTTCTTTGGCTGGTGGGATTACGCTAGTTGGTTTGATAGCCCCACAAGAGGCTGAGGCTGGCGCCTTGAAAGAATTTGGCAAGCAAATGCTGAAGGCAGATCGAATGGATATGGACACCGATCAAATCTTGTACCATGGCTCCACGTTTAATATCGAAGAGTTTGTCCCCAGCCCCAACGCAGACAATGATTTTGGAAAGGGCACTTATCTCACAGTTTCTCCAAGCGATGCTTCAAGAAACTATGCAGGCAAGGGGCCAGACTTGGCCGTGCGTATAAGTGATCTTGCTGAAAAAATAGAAGAAAGTTTGAAAGGCGATTCGATGCTTAATCCCGAATTTTGGGACAAGATAGAAGATCCAAAAGTAACCGCCAAGATTAGGGGGCTGGTCGATAAGTTTTATAAAAAGCGAGATCTTAACTCGCTTGCAACAGCAGTAGAACTCGCGGCCACAACAATCTTAAAAGGCCCGAATGATGGGGTTATTTACCCGGTTTTTGTAAATAACAAAGATTTCGCAGTGATAGGCGGCAAAAACAAAACCGTTATTAAGATTGATCGAGATCAGTATTACGAATCCGCCAGAGAGGAGATTAACCGATCTGACTTTGACAGCGATAATGATTATGAGAAGGCGGTATTCGATTACGCTAACGAACTCGAAAACACTGATTATGAAAGCCAAACCGCAGAACTTGCATACAGCCTTAGAAAAGCAGGCGCAAGAGAGGAAGCGGTTGACGATGTAATTGAGTCCGTCAGGGAAGACAGTCAAATAGATTTAACTACGATTAATGATATTGTTCGCGGCTATTTGAACCCAGACTTTGAAGGTAACAATTATTTGAGTCCCGGCCAGATCATGCAGGACGTGATGGTTGATTTAGGCTATAAAGGCGTCGTTGACAATACGGCGGGCGAAAAGTTTGCAGGTATGGGTGCAGGGAAAATGCACACCATCGTCTTCCCCGGTAACGAGAATCTGATTCGCTCAATCAATGCGAAGTTTGATCCTGCTCAAAAAGACTCTGCCAACATACTCGCAAGCGCACCACCAGTATTGATTCCGGCTGGCGTAGGTGTTGGCGCAGCGACAATGACGCCGGAAACTCAAGCCAAAGTAAAAGAGATGAAAACTAATCTTGCCGGTGTTGAAACAGGGCTTGATGCGCTTTCAGCCATGTATTCTCCGGTGGTCGGAGGCTTGGCAGGCTTAGGTCAGTACACAAAAGATTTACCGCTTAGATTGGCGGCTAGGCTTACCGGGGCGGATCGCGACACATTAGACATCATGAATAAGCTGGCGGGAGAAAAGGTAAGGGACGTAAGGCAAAAAATGACCGAAGCATTAGATTATGAGCCGTCAACACCCGAGGGGAGGCAGATGAGCCGAGAGGCTCAAGAGGGTATAGCGCAACTGGCAAGGCCAATTGTAGAGACCGTTCAGCCGCCGCTAACAAAAACTATAGAACAGATTCAAGATCCAGATAACGTGACGCCCTTGGGCCTTTTGTATCAAGGCGGCAAGTATCTTTACGAAGATATCTTTGGCGAGGCGGAGCGTGAAGCCGCCAAAAGTGCTATGGATGTGGCGCTGTAAGGTTGGCCGCAATTTCAGCAGTAATCTTCACCGTAACCTCGTCGTCTTCGTACACGAATTGATCCATCAAATCTTGGATCAAGTCATGCAGCTCATCCATGTCATGGATGTCGCGGACATAAGTCTCAAACGTGATCGTTAGATTCTTCATCGAACCCTCGTTCTCGCTTCCAAGTGCGGATGATGTGGTCGGCTTCAGGTCCAGCGTCATGCTCTAGTTGCAGAACGTGCCGAAACAATTTCTGCGCCTTCGGTGAGTCAATTTCATGGACCATGAGGATAGCCGCTTGGTCGAGCGATGAAAAATATTTATCCATGTATTTCTTCTAGCTCGGCCAGCCACCAATCAAGATCCCCAGCCTTGTATTCCTCGAACGCTTGCTCGACCAGCTCCGGCCTGCCAAGGCGCTTAGCCTCGGCGTTAATAGCAGCGCGTTGTTTCTTCCCACGCTGCCACACGCCGGGGTCATCCGAGTATTCATAATACCAGTCGTGACGGCGCAACATTTCTATCAGTTCATTCATCTTTTTCCGGCCTCCATTCTTTGCTTTGTGGTGACGCCTAACTTTTGGCCAAGCACCTCCGCCCCTTCGCTATTCAATACCTCCCTATGGTTGAATACATATATGGGGAACGGGGCATCCCAACAAAAAAGATGGTACTGATTGGCGGTATCGACGAGCCTACTTTCAGCGGGATAGATTTCAACAGCCTCCCACTCTTTGCCCACGATTGCGTTCTTAATTTTTTGCATCGCCCTCCAATCGTTGATTGGCTCGCGATCCAAACGCTTGATTGACAGGTAAGTGGGGGTATTCACCCCGAACCCGTGTTGATCCGGAGGCAATAAACGTTTAGCTACCTGAAACATCGGTGAGACGAAGTAATCCGCCTGAGTCTCCTCATCAATGAGTCTATGGGCCGCCTTCTTTTTGTCAGACCTCGGCATCTCAGGATGGAGTTCCGTGATGAGTTTGAGGATAGTGGAGAAGTTAAATTTTACCCCGCCATCCACCTTAGCGAACTGAAAGTCATTTGCCTCATACATTTACAGCTCCCTCACAAAACGCATGTCAGCTTTGCTAATTCGCACGTTGCCCAAACTCGGGAACCGTGCGTGGCTGTATTTTGTGCCAACTTTGTAGATCCACCCGTGGTGGATGCCAGAGTCATGGTAATAGCGTATCGGTGTAAACCCTCGTTTGCGAATTTTGCGCTTGGTGGGGTTCTTGATTTCCGTCTTCATCACGTTTTCCTTTGTAGTGACGCACAAACATTTTAACACATGCCGTGTCCATATGCAAAGCTCCATATTTATGTGCATGTAGAACTAACACTTGCACATCGACACGCGATGCGGTATTCTTGGACTTTCCTGTTGAGAGATCAAGTGATGACCAAAGACGAAAAAACTTCTAACGAGCAATCATTCATGGCCGACCTGAACAAGTTTGCCCTCAAACACAACCTGACCCCCATCGAGGCAATGGTTTTGCCTGAGTTATTCCGGCGCGGCGCAGTGATGACGGAAGAGGAGCTGTGGAGCTTCACTTATAAGGCTTTCAAGATCACAGAGGTGGGCCAGTATCTTGCACAGCAAGCTCGCGAGCTGGGCGCAACCGATGCGGTGAAAGAGATCTACGACGAATTTTTACAGAGGGAAGCAGGGTAATGACAGCACAGGAAAAGAAAATTTTCTACAACCGGGTGCGCCGCACCTGTCTCAAGCACGACATCGACATTCGGTACGATGGGATGCCCAAGGCAGTGTTTGGCGTGGAGCTGGTTAAGGATGGTCAGGTGATGTTCGCTGACCGCAGCACCGACAACATGCCGCTCGACATCAACTGGCAGCGGCTGCACGAAGAGATGGCCGATTACGGCTACAAAGGCGGAGTGAAGTGATGTTGAAGATTGATAAAGGCATACCGATTCCCGAAAGCCGAAGCCACATGCGCACCCCAAGACACCAAGAGTTTCAGGACATTTTGGGTGTTATGGAGATTGGAGATAGCGTCGAGTTTGGTGTGGACACAATATGGAAAGGACAGCGATACTCGAAAGAGGGCAATGTTTTTAAGGCAATGGCTAGAAAACAAGGGATAAATATATCTCAAAGAATGAGCGAGGACAGAAGCGCAATTCGTATGTGGAGGGTCAAGTAATGAGCGGCAACCCGTTACGGCAGATCAACAACATCTATGGCTACGTGCGCGTGTCCACAGATGAGCAGGTCAAGTCGGGCATCTCGCTCGAAACGCAGATGCAGCAGATCAGCGATTTCGTGCGCGAGAAATATAACCGCGAGGTTGATCAGTTCTTCGCGGACGAGGGCGTCTCTGGTACTCACGCGGTGCTCGATCGTCCTGCCAGTCGAGACATGACTGACGTGATTGACGAGCACGATGTGGTGGTTTGCACCCGGCTCGACCGACTGTCACGCTCCAGCTCCGACCTGCTTGCCTTGATTCCCAAGTTGCAAGAGATTGGCATCACCCTGTTTTTCTGTGAGCAGTTTGGCGAGATGCCGATCGTTTACCCGGATGCCGCACGCACCAAGGGCTTGGATGCTAAATTTGATATGAACCACATGGCGAACCAGATCATGCTGATGGTGTTGTCAGCGGTTGCTGAGATCGAGCACGCGACGATCAAGGATCGCTTTGCCGCTGGCAAACTCGACTGGGCATCTCGCGGCTACGCCATTGGTGGCTCGGCTCCGTATGGCTACCGCCACGTCGAGCACAAGACTGGCAGCAAGACGCGCAAATATCTGGAAGAGGTTCCAGAAGAGCAGGCGGTGCTCAAAACGATCTACCGTCTCAACAAGCGCGGCCTCGGTCCTCGCAAAATTGCAAATCAGGTCAACAGCTTGCACGACATCCCGCCGCTCACGCACTCAAAAGTGCAGCGAATCTTGAAGCGCAAATTTCAGGGTTTGCCCAGCGCAGCCTGACGGATATGATGTTGGCTTCAACAGGAGCCACCGATGACGACTGAAGAAAAAATTGCTGAAACGATCCGCATCCTTGAGGACTCGCTCGCCACGGATTTTATGACGGATTCGGTACGGGACATCATGACCCGCGCTGTTCAAAATCTGAAAAGCGCCCAAAGCGACTAAATGTCCGACGAAACGCTTACAGGCTGGGGCCGAGGCGCATGGGGTGAGGGCGCATGGGGCACCTCTCTGCCCGTTGAGCCTACAGGTCTCGGCGCCACCTTATCAGTTGGCTCGGTATCGGTTGTTGCCAAAGCCAACGTCGTACCCACGGGGCAGGCAGCTACCGCATCTACCGGCGCCATCCAGATCGTTGCAAAAGCGATCACGCAAATCAGCACGGGCGTCAGCGCAACGGCTGCGGTTGGATCTGTCACCACGGTGGCCAAGGCCACTGCGTCTCCCGCAGGCGTTGCAGCCTCGGCAGGCGTTGGCTCTGTCACCACACGCGGTTTCAACAACATCGCGGTCGATGGACAACAGATCACAACGGATATCGGCGCAGCGCAAGCGGTTGCTGGCGCAGTTGTGCAACTGTCAGGCGTCGAAATTGCCGCTGCGGTCGGCACAACGAACGTCTACGGCCAGATTGATACAGGGCAAACTCCAGACTATGCTACGATTAACGATAGCCAGACCCCGAGCTTTTCTGCGGTGAGCACCAGTCAGTCGCCAAGTTTTTCAACTGTGAATGACAGTCAGACGCCCAGTTTCTCGGAAATCAACACCAGTCAGTCGCCCGGCTACACCGAACTTGATGCAGGGCGCTCAGCCGCGTAACGCGAGGACAGAAAATGGCAGTTTACACAAACGATCTCGTTTTGACCGAGTTGGCCACCGGAGAAGGTTCCGGCACGTGGGGAACCACCACGAACACGAACCTTGAGTTGATAGGTGAGGCATTTTCCTTTGGCACCGAAGCGATTGCCACAAACGCAGACACTCATGGCACTACGATTGCCGAGGGCAGCACCGATCCCGGTCGTTCTTTGTTTCTGAAATACACGGGCACCCTAGACTCGACTTGCACCATAACCATCGGTCCCAATACCGTCAGTAAGTTGTGGTTCATAGAGAATGCAACTAGCGGGTCACAGAGCATCATCATCAGCCAAGGATCTGGCGCAAACGTTACGATTGCTAACGGCCAAACTAAGGCGATCTATTCGGACGGTGCAGGATCTGGCGCAGCGATGGTGGATGCGTTCCAAGACCTGTCGATCCCCGATCTGTTTGTCGATGACGATCTGACAGTTGGCGATG